GTTCAATATGACGACTCCCGCCTCCACCGATACCAGGCGTGATGACTCTAGGGGTATGGCCATAACCCCGCCCAGACTACCACTGGCCGAGCTGGCGACGATTCACGAAAACTCACAGAGATATTGGAGTTATGACGTCGCGGGGCCCTCGGGCTCCACCGCTCCTGTTACGTCCACCCTCTCCCCACCGCCCAGCGGCCGTGGCGGGCTCAGCCCACAATGCGAGGAGGACGTCAGCGCTGCATCGCGCGCAGCCGTAAAGACAAGCCGCTTACTTGACAGTGGCTACGGCAAGCGCATGACGCAGCGTCTGGGTCTCCTCCGCATCAACGACAACGCGGAGGTAGACGCCCTGATGACAAAGGGCAACAAAGCGCTGACAGAAACTTTCCAAGCCTTCACCTTCACTTCGGGCTGCGACCCCATGGTTGCATATAACGACTTGTTGGAGCTGGTGCGGCACAGCGCGCTTCAACCCTACGCTTTTCAATCATCACCAGAGGAGCGTGCCCTCGGCACCATGGCCGCGGGCCGAGACGGACATGCCGGATCATGCCTCATGCACTACTGGGCTGAGGACCTCACACGAGGTGTCGAGCATGCCGATCCGCTACGCCACGACCACGTAGTAATAATGAACAACGTTGACTACCATGTTGACGACTGGTCTAGCGTCGCGGTTGGTAACCCGATCATCCTGCGCACAATCGATATTACGGCGCCCTGCGGGGCCGACAGAGCGCGATCATGGCATTTCGAGGACGACAAACTGCATTCAACGTTCACGTACACCACATCAACTGGTGCTTTCCGGGAGAAATCTTTCATTCACCCCGTCTGGCATTGGAAGAGTGGAGCGTTCGTGGACATGGGAACCTGGATTTACCGAGTGCACGTGCGGACGTCCCAGACGACGAACTACAAAGTCGTTCTGCTCGAACCGATTTGGCGGAAACCATTTACACTGAGCGAGATGGCGCTCGGTGTCCTCGGGATGGGGCCTTTGCGGGGCCAGCGCGACCACAAGCTTGGAGAGCTGTGGCAGCGTTTTCTCGACGAATACCACGGCGTTGGGCCTCCCAGAGGGCCCGACAACGTGGACAAGCTAGCGCGCCTCAAGGTTAACCACCGAGGGGCGCGCTGCACGTGGTCGCTTATGAAAGTTCGCGAACACGGTAAGCCCTTCATGTTAATCTCGATCGGAGACTCGCCGGAATATTTTAAATTACCAGTCGGCAGCTACTGTGAGATGATGTCCCGTAAAAAGTTAGCACCTACGGATGTGAAGGTAGATTTCAATGTTGCAACCCAGCGTGAGCGAGCATTTTACCTCAACATGGTTCAAGATTTGGCCGGCACCTGCGTCGACGATGTACCTTTTATTTTTATCTACGACACAGGCTCCCAGGGCGGCATTCCGCCAGGGAAGGTGAAGCACTGCCAGCCACTGATGAAGCCGCTCGTTCAGCCGCCGTTGGTGCCCGTTGTGAGCAAGGCCAATGAGCAAAAGGCCGTGCACGCGCGTGTATCCTCGGTGATGCATCCGCCGGGATCGGATATAGACAGCCGTACGAAGTCATACATCATGGACTTTGTCGACCATTTCGCGCCAAAAGTAAAGCTGCGCAAGTGGAGTATGGACCAAGTCCTTGAGAAGCAGGACACAGCCTCGAAGATCGCTAGTGTAAGCCGATCCGTTCTCGTTGACCACGAGGACGAGCCTGTACGAGGGACGTTTACCAAGGCCGAGAACGACGGCGGTGAGACGTCTCAATGGAAGCTGAGACCGCGCATTATTACTCCCTTGGAGGGTCGCGCGAAATCAAGGTACGCAGCATTCATCTACCCCTTTAAGGAGGCGGTAACGTGCAAGCAACCCTGCATTGTCGTTGGCAGGGCAACAGACGAGGTTGAGGAATCGGTCATGCGCGTCGCAGGCGCAGCAGATGATGAGACTGTCTACGAGACGGATCTGAGCCTGATGGACGGCCGGAAATCGATCGTGGGCAGAGTGCTCTTTGCAGAGTTGCTCGCCGCTAGTTTTGAGGGCGACGAGCGACGCGAGGCGCTGGGTTTGCATCGACAGACCGTGGGAATGACATGCCGGACGTTGAAAGGAGTGGAGTACTCCACGGGCTTCACCTTAGGGTCGGGAGCTTCGGACACGACGGACAACAACTCATGGGATAACCTGTTTATGCTTTATCACTCCAAGCGTTTGGAGGGGTTCACGCACGAGGCCGCCATACAGTGGCTTATTGATTGCGTGCTCGTCTCCGGAGACGACGGACTGGCCGCTGGCCTGAACGTCGAGTGCTTCGCTAAGGCGTGTGCCTTGGACGGCCACGTCGAGAAGTGCCAGGTCAGGAAACAACAACCCTTCTCCTTTCTTGGTAGGATGTATGCTGAGCCAGGCCTTGCTGCAGAGGTTTCGAACAGCATGCAAGACCCTTCGCGCGTTTTTACGAAATTTACCATATGTGCGGCACGGTTGCCGTCGGCTAAGATGCGGCGCACTCGCCTTTTTGACAAGGCGTGCGCTGTGTTGACGACGGATCCGGAGACGCCGTACATCAGCACCGTGGCGAGATGTGTCGTCGGTGCTGGCGCGAGGGAGTTGGGGCGAGAGTTCAGGTTGGTCAACACGATGTTGAACTACAACGTTGCTGGTGGTATTTATGCTAACCATGCGGCTGACTGGATGTACGAGGCGATTGATGCCGCGCACCCGACCTGTGACTGGGCCGCTTTTGAAGCGTGGTTCGCCGAGGAACACACGTTTGCTGAGATAGAGGACCACCCCTCCTTTTGCATCCCAATAGAGCACGACCCGAAAGGGGCCACCATCATGACCGGAGATCTCACTCATGCCGATGTAGAGGTCCTCAGTCATGGTGATGACAGCGCTGTGCCCGTCATCCCCGATGTTGATGGTGACGAGTACAGAGTTTCGCTCGATGATGCCCGTAAAGAGCTTCGCAAGGCACGATCCGCCCGTGACAAGGCGGTGGGCCAGGCGAAGAAGGCCGACGGGCCCTCCGGAACACCACAACCCGGAGATAGAACGAAGCGTAAGAAGTCCGCAACGACAAGCAAACCACTGCGGACGCCCCGGCTCGACATTAAACCTCCACGGAGCCGGGTGTACGTCGCGTCTGGCGGTAAAGCAAAGGTGCTCGCCTAGTGATTTTGACGCGACATGTTGCCTGTGGGGGGGGTCTAGCCAGCCCCCCGGTTTCCTATACAAGGAGTTTTGTTGACTTAATTAACAGAGTTAAGCCCGCTATGGGCAAGAACGATAAGAAGAATAAGAAGAAGGGTAAGGATGGTTACAGAAGCCAGGCGCTCAGTCAGGGAGTGGGTTCAGCGAACAATAACCCGTTCCCGGTCAGGGGAGGTGGCAAGAAGAAGAAAGGCGGAAATGGCGGCTCTAACGGAGCAGCTAAAGATGAAGACTGCCTTGATGCTTTCTGCCCTACTCACCTGTCTTTGCCGCGTGCTGTCGCCCCGTATCTAGTCGTGCGGGTGACCACGTTGGTGAAGAACTCGTCCTGCTTCCAGCTCTTCGGCCCAATGGTTACACAGCAGGGTGTGGCTACGGGTGGCAATCGTTCACGGAACTGGTGCAACCAAGTTGGCGTCCGCTGGGAGAATCTCGCGGACACGCAAGTCGGCGCTGTCAGGCGGACTTGCCTCCCGGGCAACGTCTCAGGATTTAATGGTGCATCGATAGTCCCGGCCGCGTTTACAGTGCAGGTTATGAACCCCAATCCACTGCAGACAACGTCGGGCATCGTGGCGATGGGCCGGTTGAAGTTGGCGACGACTTTCGCCGGCCCTCTGCCCGTAACCCAGCCAGCCCTCACGGCCGAGGAGCTCGGAGGAAATGCCGTCGCATACTACTCACCACGTCTTCTGGCTGCCGCGAAATTAGCGATGCGCGGCATTCAGACGAGTGCGATACCGGTCGACATGAATGACCTATCGGAGTTTACTCCGGTTGACCAGCGCTTCCGGACGGACCAAGTGTACAATAACGAGTCGCAGGCCCCTAGCGCGGGCGCCGACGCAATCGTGCCAGAGTTCGTCGGTTTCGCGCCGATCTTCATTTACAATCCGAGTCAGATCGAGCTGAATTTCTTGGTGTCAACGGAGTACCGGTGTCGCTTCGATCCCACAAACCCCGCCAGTGCCGGCGCAGTGATGCATCACCCGGCTTCCACCCAGACCTGGGACAAGGTTATTACAGGCATGGTGGCAAGGGGTAATGGTGTGGTTGACATTGCGGAGAGAGTTGCCTCTTACGGTGGCGCGTTTAAACAAATAATTCAACGTGGTGCCACCGTTGCTGGACTACTAATGTAAAGTACAGCTGAACTTAAAATACTAAAATACCAAAAACAGAATCCATGTCAAGGGTCCCCACGGGCTCAACAACCACAAATATGCCGCTTGTCCCAGTGCGCCGCTGGTCACAACACCGCGGTGCGAGGGGCGGGCAGCTGGCAGAATTAC